TTGGATACGCTCCCGATCATTCCGCCCCGCGGCCAGAAAACCCGCTGCGTTCGCCTGCCGGACGGGCTGGACAGCCAGACCGTCGCCGCGCTGGCGCGCCAACGCCAGCCGCTGCTGATCCTCACCGCCGACGCCCAGTCCGCGCAGCGGCTGCAGGCCGAGTTGCCCTTCTTCGCGCCGGAACTCTCCATCGCGCTGTTCCCCGACTGGGAAACCCTGCCCTACGACCATTTCTCGCCGCACGGCGAACTGGTCAGCGAACGGCTGGCGACCTTGTGGCAGATCCGCCAGCGCGAATGCCAGGTGGTGATCGCGCCGGTGTCCACCGCGCTGGGGCGGCTGGCGCCGGTGAGCTACCTGCTGGGCCGCACCTTCTTCCTCAAGGCCGGCCAGCAGCTGGACGTGGAAAAGCTGCGCGGCGACATGGTCACCGCCGGCTACCAGCACGTCACCCAGGTGATGGCGCCGGGCGAATTCTCGGTGCGCGGCAGCCTGATCGACCTCTACCCGATGGGCTCGCCGCTGCCGTACCGGATCGACCTGTTCGACGCCGAGATCGACAGCCTGAAAACCTTCGACCCCGACACCCAGCGCACGCTGTACCCGGTGCCGGAAATCCGCCTGCTGCCGGCGCGCGAGTACCCGGCCGACGAAAGCGGCGTCACCGCCTTCCGCCAGCGCTACCGCGAAAAGATGGAAGGCGACCCGAGCAAGAGCCGCGTCTACAAGGACGTGTCGCAGGGCCTGTGGCCGGCCGGCATCGAATACTTCCTGCCGCTGTTCTTCGACGAAACCGCCACCCTGTTCGACTACCTGGGCGAGGACGCGCTGCTGGTGCTGCACCACGACGTGCAGGACGCGGCCGAAACCTTCTGGCGCGACGCCCAAGGTCGTTACGACATGGCGCGCGGCGATCTGGAACGCCCCATCCTGCCGCCGGCCGACATCTTCCTGCGCCCGGACGAATTGATGGCCAGGCTCAAGCCCTACGCCCGCATCGAACTGTCCGCCGACGAAGCCGCCCCCGGCCTCGCCCTGCCCGACCTGGCGGTGGACCGCCGCGCCGACGCCCCCCTGCACCGGCTGCAAGGCTATATCGCCCAGGGCGGACGCCGCATCCTGCTGGCGGCGGAAAGCCTGGGCCGGCGCGAAACCATGCTGGCCTTCCTGGCCGACAACGGCATCAAACCGACGCCGGTCGACAACTGGGCCGACTTCGCCGGCGGCAAAGCCGCGCTGGCGCTGGCCGTCGCCCCGCTCTATTCCGGCTTCGCCCTGCCCGAGCAGGGCATCGCGGTGGTGACCGAAAGCGAGCTGTACCAGCACGTGGCGCGCAGCCACACCCGCCGCAAGGCCAACCGCGCCGGCTCCGACGCGATGCTGCGCGATCTGGCCGAAGTGAAAGCCGGCGACCCGGTGGTGCACGAGGCGCACGGCATCGGCCGCTACGTCGGCCTGGTGACCATGGATCTGGGCGAAGGCGAAACCGAGCTGATGCAGCTGGAGTACGCCGACGGCGCCACGCTGTACGTGCCGGTGTCCCAGCTGCAGCTGATCTCGCGCTACGCCGGCGGCGCCACCGACGACATCCAGTTGCACCGGCTGGGCAACCCGGCCTGGGAAAAGGCCAAGAAACGCGCGGCGGAAAAAGCGCGCGACACCGCGGCCGAGCTGCTCAACCTGTACGCGCAGCGCGCGGCGCGCGAGGGCCACAGCTTCCAGCTGTCCCACGCCGACTACGCCGCCTTCGCCGCCGGCTTCGGCTTCGAGGAAACCCCCGACCAGGCCGGCGCCATCGAGGCGGTGATCCAGGACATGTGCTCCGGCAAGCCGATGGATAGGCTGGTTTGCGGCGACGTCGGCTTCGGCAAGACCGAAGTCGCGCTGCGCGCCGCCTTCGTCGCGGTGATGGGCGGCAAACAGGTGGCGGTGCTGGTGCCCACCACGCTGTTGGCCGAACAGCACTTCCAGAACTTCTCCGACCGCTTCGCCGACTGGCCGGTGCGCATCGCCGAGCTGTCGCGCTTCCGTAGCGGCAAGGAAACCAAGGCCGCGCTGGCCGGCCTGGCCGACGGCAGCGTCGACATCGTCATCGGCACCCACAAGCTGGTGCAGCCGGATATCGAATTCAAGAATCTGGGCCTGGTCATCATCGACGAGGAACACCGCTTCGGCGTGCGCCAGAAAGAGCAGCTGAAACGGCTGCGCGCTAATGTCGACGTACTGACGCTGACCGCCACGCCGATCCCGCGCACGCTGTCGATGGCGCTGGAAGGCCTGCGCGACTTTTCCGCCATCACCACCGCCCCCAGCCGCCGGCTGGCGGTGAAAACCTTCGTCAGCCCGCTCTCCAACGGCGTGATCCGCGAGGCGGTGCTGCGCGAGCTGAAGCGCGGCGGCCAGGTGTTCTTCCTGCACAACGAAGTCGACACCATCGAAAACATGCGGGAAAAGCTGGCCGAGCTGATCCCGGAGGCGCGCATCGGCGTCGCCCACGGCCAGTTGCGCGAGCGCGAGCTGGAACAGGTGATGCGCGACTTCCTGCAGCAGCGCTTCAATCTGCTGCTGTGCTCCACCATCATCGAAACCGGCATCGACATCCCCAACGCCAACACCATCCTGATCAACCGCGCCGACAAGTTCGGCCTGGCGCAGCTGCACCAGTTGCGCGGCCGCGTCGGCCGCTCCCACCACCAGGCCTATGCCTACCTGCTGACGCCGGACGGCATGACCCGCGACGCGCAGAAGCGGCTGGAAGCGATCCAGCTGTCCGGCGAGCTGGGCGCGGGCTTTTATTTGGCGATGCACGACCTGGAAATCCGCGGCGCCGGCGAAGTGCTGGGCGAAGGCCAGTCCGGCGAGATGCAGGAAGTGGGTTTCAGCCTGTTCACCGAAATGCTGAAACAGGCGGTGCGCGACCTGAAAAAGGGCCGCGCGCCCGACCTGGACGCCCCCCTGGGCGTCACCACCGAGATCAATCTGCACAGCCCGGCGCTGCTGCCGGACGCTTACTGCCCGGACGTGCACGAACGGCTGCTGATCTACAAGCGCCTGGCCAGCTGCGAGACCGAGGCCGAGATCGACGGCATCCACGAAGAGCTGATCGACCGCTTCGGCCTGCCGCCGCAGAGCGTGAAGACGCTGATCGAAAGCCACCGCCTGCGCCTGGTGGCCAAGGAGCTGGGCGTGCAAAAGCTGGACGCCAGCGAGGTGGCGGTGCAGATCGCCTTCATCAAGAATCCGCCGATCGATCCGGTGAAGATCATCATGCTGATCCAGAGCAAGAAGAATTACCGCCTGGCCGGGCAGGACAAGTTGCGGGTGGAGCAGGCGCTGCCGGAGGTGGCGCAGCGGATCGTGAAGGTGAAGGAGGTGTTGAAGGAGTTGAGCGCGTAGGCTCAACGACTTTCATAACGCACTCAACAAAAGGCCACCTCGGAGTTGGCCTTTTTCCTTTGCTTCAGGCGTCCCATATCCTATTTTTGCTGTAATGAAGGTAAATCGCTACCCAATCAACCCTATGCCATCCTCCATCCAAATTGGAGTATCCTTCTTGACCATTTCAGTATCAGCCTCAGCCATTATTAAGTTATATGAAATGTGGAGAGATAGGTTTCGCATTGAAATATCTTATAACTTCAGAAGTTTACCTCACATTGGCAACGACATTACCATTCGCAACTTGTCTCCCAAATCAATCACTCTGACACATTGGAGCTTGATTTATGTTTCGGGAAAATGGCCAACTCGTCATTACACACCCATGGCCAGTCCTGAATATGATTTCAACGATATAGAAATAAAAGCAAACTCCTCACACACATTAACATTTTCTGACATTAGCCACTTTGACTGGGGAGCGACATCCTTACGAGGCCGACGCATATTCATACGTATATATACCGCAGGCCGCAAGCCAATTACTCGCTTAGTTTACCCTCAAAATTAAAACTAATACCTTCTCACGCTCTTGAATCCGCTCCGCGGATAATGATTTTGTGGGGGGGTGGTTAGTTTGTCACCAGGGAGGCGGCGGCCCAGTTGAATGAAAACCCTTGCGGGGCGGGCCTCTCGTCATTTTCCACCGCAAAACGAGCTTGCAAAACTTTTGGCACCGATTGCTGTATTCCGGTGCTTTTTTTGCGCGTTTTTGGCAATAAATCGAGCGGGAATGGCGCCGCTTGCGCTGTCTGGCCAGGATTATTGACAACCACGCCGCCAGCAACCACACCAAAACGGTCTTGAGGACGTTTGTAGAGAGGTTGTGAGCCGCCGCCAGCTCCAGCGGGATTATAGGGACAACCAGGCTGAATTGGCGGCGCGTGATGCGGCTGGTGGGGGCGTAGCAGCTGTCATTGGCTGCTTGGGCATCAACCTGCCCCACCTGCCGTGGCCTTATGTTTTCAAACGATTGGGCGAGAACCTCTTTGAGCCGTTCCAGGGCTTCTTCTTCTTTTGACCGCATACCGCGAGCTGCAATATTGACACATGCTCACGGTAGAACGATGTCATTTGTCTGTAAACAGACATATCAGACAATTGACAATACTACGCAGTCATTGTTTAGGCTGCTCTTGACGCTATGGCGCTCAGGAATGCATTGATGTCGTCACTATTTACCGTTTCCTTGATCTTCAAGTACTTGAATAACAGGGACACAGCCTCCCCCTTGTGAATTGGCCTCAGGAGGAGTTGTTTCTCCTGCAGCCATTCTTCCAAGCTTCTCACACACAATGCGATCAGCACCGCATCTGCATCAGACACAGGGCCAGGCGTAGGCGCAGATGCCTGGCCTTCCTCACTTCCGACCCGCTTTGCCCCTACGCCAGTTGCGAGCCATTGGAGGTTCACATTAGCGGCCGCCGCTAACCGGATTAGGTTACTCCGCGATGGGTCTGCCTCTCCATTTTTCCAGCGGGCCAGCGTGGCCAGGGTCACGCCGGTCTTTTTGGATGCCTCAGTCGGCCCCCCTGCCAGAGAGATCGCTTCTGCAGCGCGAGCGGGAAATTCATCGTTAAGGTTCTCGTTGCTCATCTTTTACGATCCATTTTGCGCGGTAGCAACACGTAAAGGTTTATTAAAGCCCTTGATCCGTAAGGATTTTCGTGCTCATGCGTGCCTTTTATGTTGACCGGTCAACATTTACGTTCAATTTCGGCTTGCTCGACTGAACTTTTACGTTTAATGTTGGCATACCTAATCAATGCAAGGGATTAAGGAATGCACACATCGAACGGCGGAAAAAAACCCGCCTCGGGGGCTGTGGATTGGCACCGGGCGGACATCGTGGCGGCGTTACATAAGGCAGGCTGGTCGCTTCGCAAGTTGTCACGAGAAGCAGGCTTGAGCGATGGAGCGCTCAACAATGCTCTAGACAGACCATGGCCGAAAGCGGAGAGGATCATTGCCGCCGCAATCGACGAAGCGCCCGAGCACATCTGGCCGAGCCGCTACGCAAAGCGCCATTTTAAGCCGGTTTTTCCATTGCTGCCTCCTTCTTCTGTTGGCCCCAGCATGCCAAGCGATGCTGTCGTTGGCTGAATCGTAGTGAAGGGGAAGGCGTTTGACCATGTTTGCGTTTCTCGAAAAGGAGTCAACGAGAATGGGAAATCGACGAGTCGCGAATAGCCTCAGTGACGCTATAGAGCGTCAACAGGCGGCAGCTGAGAAGCTGGGCCTACCGGCAAAACGAATGGCCGACCTGATGGGGGTAGAACTGAAAACCTACTATCGCTGGCTATCAGACAACTCCATGCCCTTGAACCGGGTTCGCCAATGGGAAACGTTCGGGCGTGCATCCTACGTCAGTGAGTACCTCTGCACTGCTCACGGCAACCGGGTAGTGATCACAATCCCTGCAGGTAAAAAAGCGACTGTCAGGGACATCGCTGACGTACAGGCTAATGCTGCCAATGCGCTGGCATTGCTTGCGCGGTTTTACCAGGACAGGACCGGACTGGCTGAGACAGTAGAGGCCCTGACGGCCGTCCTTACTCAGGCGGCCTACCACAGAGAAAACGTTTTGCTCTCGGCAGAACCTGAACTTGAACTGTTCGGGGACTGACATGCAAACCGAGATCAAAACACATTACAGCGCTGCGGAGTTGGCCGCGCTGAAACTGGTGGGCCTGCCGGGCGCGGTCAAAAACATCATTGCACGCGCAGAGCGCGACGGCTGGGCACACCGCCGCCGTTCAGGCCGAGGCGGCGGTTTCGAATACGCGCTGTCCAGCCTGCCGCAGGCCGCGCAGGATGCCATCCGCCAGGCCCAAGCCAACGCTCTGCTTGCCAGCCAACCGGCCCCGACAGTCTCCCCGCGTGAGCGCCGCCAGGTACACCGCGAGGAACAGCTGGACCTGACGCTGCATACCGTCGACCAGCTGACCGATGCCCAGCGCCATGTCGCCGAGGCCCGCTGCGCCCTGGTGTCCGAGGTACTGAAGCTGACCCGCGTGCTTGGCAAAAAACGCGCCGCACAACACGTTGCCGACGCGGCCAGCCAGCGCGCGCTGCCGGACCTGCTGCAGCAGCTGGTCGACCGGGCCAATGCCAGGTCAAACGAGGACCGCGCAGTCAGCAGCCGTACTCTGTTGCGCTGGTGCGCGATGTTCGAATCCACCAACAGCCCCGGCGAGCGCCTGCGCCGGCTGGCGCCGCAGCAGCGCAGCGCCGACCAGACCATGCCGTGGTGGCTGGGCGAGTTCCTGGCGGCCTACCGTCGCCCAGGCAAACCGCCGCTGTCCGAGGCATACCGCGACTTTCTCAAACACCTGTCTGCCCATACAGAGGCACCTAGCGAGCATGCCGTCCGGCGCGCCCTCAAAAAACTGCCGCCGGTAATGCTGTACCAGGGCCGCCATACCGGTGCCGCGCTGGCCGCCAAACTGCCGTTTGTCCGCCGCGACTGGAGCCAACTGCAACCGGGCGACGTCTGGGTCGGCGATGGCCACGGCATGAAGTGCACGGTCATCAACCCGGAAACCGGCCGCCCGCAGATCCTGGAGGTGACGCTGGCGCTGGACGGCGCCAGCCGCCTGGCAGTGGGCTGGAGCGTGTCCCTGTCCGAGAACGTGATCGCGGTAGCGGACATGCTGCGCCATGGCATGACGCAGTACCCGGCGCCGCTGATCTACTACAGCGACAACGGCTCAGGCGAAACCGGCAAAGTCCTCGACGCGCCGCTAACGGGCATTCTGGCTCGCGTCGGCATTCACCACGAAACCGGCATCCCGGGTAATGCCCAGGGACGCGGCCTGATAGAGCGAGCCTGGAAAACCATCACCATTCCGCTGGCGCGAACTTACCCGACCTTCCGGGGCCATGGCGCCGACCGCGACACCCTGCGCCTGGTCAATCGCGACATCAGCCGAGCCATGACCGCCGCAAACAACGCGCCGGCCGGCACCACCGTGTCGATCCCACATGTCCCCAGCCTGGAGCAGTTCACCGCCGATCTGGACGCAGCCCTGGCCGAGTACAACGACCGCCCGCATAGCGAATTGCCCAAACGCCACGGCGTGCACATGACCCCACGCGAGTACTACGACGCCCACCGCCGCCCGGACGGGCAGCTGCTGTCGGCGTGGGAGCTGCAGGACCTGTTCCGCCCGACGTTCATTCGCACCGCCCGCCGCGGCGAGGTTCAGCTGTGGAACAACCTGTATTTCAGCCGCGAATTGATGGCGGTGGACGGCGAGGAGGTCCAGGTGGGCGTCGATATCCACGACCCGAGCAACGTAATCATCCGCACGCTGGAGGGGCGCCTGGTGTGCGTTGCCGAGGTGGACGGCAATCGCCGCGCGGCATTCCCGGTGTCGTTCGTGGAGAAATTGCGCCAGGACCGTGTCACGGGGCAGATCAAGCGGGCCGAGGACAAGATCGAGGCCGCTCGGGCCACGCTGACGCCCGCTTTGTCATCCGCTGCCGGCGACGGGCTGCCGGGCATCAGCGGCCGCGACATTGCCGGGGCGTTTGAGCGCATGGCTGTAGTGCATGAGGAACCGGCGCCAGTACGGGCACAGCCGGTGGCAGCGACGCCTGCAGGTAATGCAGACGGGTTTGTTGTACCGCGGGAGCCGCAGCAGCGTCTGGCACTGCACCGGGAGTTGCAGGCGCGGCATGTCGCAGGGGTGGAGTTGACCGCGCCGGAGGCCCGCTGGTTGGCCAGCTATGCCCGGAGCAGCGAGTACCGGGCATTAGGCCAAAAAAATGCCGACGCGGTCCAGGCGTCGGCTTGATTAACGTACCTCAATAGGAATCATCGGACATGAACACGAACCGCGTCAACCGCATTGCGCAAATTGCCAACCTCGACCTGGTGGCGGTGGTGATGGAGAAACTGACCGCTCGCCAGGACGGTCTGCCCGGCCTGGCGGTCTACTACGGCCCGAGCGGCTGGGGCAAAACCACCGCTACCGTCGCCGTCGCCAACCGCTGCCGCGGCTACTACGTGCAGATGCGCAGCGCCTGGGGCCGCAAAACCCTGCTGGAAAAAATCCTGTTTGAAATGGGCGTGAAACCGGCCGGGACCATCCCGCAGATGCTGGACTTGGTATGCGAGCAACTGGCCGCCAGCCAACGGCCGCTGATCCTGGATGAGTTCGACTACGCGGCGGCGACCCCCGGCATGATCGAACTGGTGCGCGACATCTACGAGGGTAGCCAATCCAGCCTGCTCCTGGTGGGAGAGGAACTGCTGCCCGCCAAACTCAAACGCTATGAGCGGTTCCACGGCCGGGTGTTGTCGTGGCTGCCAGCGGCGCCAGTCACCCATGCCGACGCCGGCAAACTGGCCGAGATCTACTGCGAGGGCATCACGATTCAACCCGATCTGCTGGCGCACCTGGTTGACATCAGCAACGGCTCAGTGCGCCGGGTATCGGTGAACCTGGTCAACGTCTACGACGCGGCGATGGTCGAGGGTTGGGAGGCCGTCGATCTGGCCACGTGGGACGGTCGGCCGCTCTACACCGGCGAGGCTCCGAAACGGAGGGCCGCGTAATGAACCGCCCGGCGCATATCGAAATGGCCGGCGGCCGCGACACCCGCCAACGGATTTGGGAGGCTGTCCGCGCCCGCCGCAATGGATTCACCCGGTTAGATATCGCCATGGCAACGGATATGGGCGTGCATACCATTCGTCGCTATATCCAGGCGCTGCAGCATGCCGGTTTTGTTGCCGGGCGCGAGGAGCGGTTGCGTATCGGCCAGGAAAAAACCTATTACCTGGCCCGCGACAATGGCCTGGAGGCCCCGCGCATCACGACAGGCGGCAAACCCATTACCCAGGGCCTCGGCCAGGAGAACGTCTGGCGCACGCTGCGCATTATGGGTGGCGAGTTCAGCGCGGCTGAACTGGCGGCGATGGCATCGACGGAGGCTGTACAGGTCGACCCCTATGTAGTGGCCGCCTACCTGGGCCACTTGGAGCATGCCGGCTATGTGACTTTCGTGGCGATGGACGGCAAAAACCGCCGCTGGCGGTTCAACCCCACCCGCAACACCGGCCCGCGGCCGCCGATGATCCAGAAAACCAAAGCCGTCTACGACCCCAATATCGACCGCGTCATGTGGCATGGGATGGCGGCCTATGAGGAGTTCTAGCCCCCCCGCCTGGCTGGACCTGCTGCGCGCCGAGGCGGCGCGCGGCTCAATCGGCACCGCGGCTGCGGCGGTGGGTTACAGCCGGTCCACCGTGTCCCTGGTACTGGCTGGCAAATACCCGGCGCCAGTCGACCGCATCGCAGCCGCGGTGATGCTGCGCCTGGCCCCGGCATCCACCCATTGCCCGTACCTGGAGCAGAGCATCGAACGGATGGAGTGCCAGCGCATTTCCAGTGGCCCGGCCCCCACTCACAACCCGTTGAAACTGGCTCACTGGCGCGCCTGCCAGCAGTGCCAAAACCGCTGCAAAAAAGGAGAGTGACTATGGAGCATCAGCAGAATATCCGACCGATCCGCAACGCTGCAGTGGCTGCCGCAGCGCTCCTGGTGGCGGCCGCGGTAGAACGCCTGAGCCAGCGCGGCCTGTCCGTGATAGGCGTGGATTTTGAGGCACCAATGCCGACGATCCGCATCCTTCCCGACGAAAAGTGCCACGCCATGATTTGCACGGGCCAAGCCGCCTATTACGCCCTGACGCCAGACACATATTTCGGCCGCTACCGGCTGGGCCAGTTCCGGTTGAACGGTTGCCGCGTGATTTGGGCGGAGCTTGACGCATGACGGCCGTTGAGAGCATCCGGCCGGCGCTGCGCCTGGCATTGGCTACCCAGCAGGCAGGCATGACGGCGCGCGAGCTGGCTGCGCTGGTTGGCATCGAATGGGGCGAGGTGCTGCAGGTGCTGGAGTCGATGCTGCTGACCGACGAGGTTTCGCGCCGCCAGGTTGGCCGCGACATGGTATGGACTCTGGCCAAAATCCCGCTGCGGCTGGCCCCGAGCCGCCCCCCGCGTGAGGCAAACCCCCTGGCCACGCCCAAGCGGGCACCAGCGGCCACAGCCGCAGCAGTGACGGAGCCGGCACCTGAGGCCCCGCCAGCAGTTCGGCCGCCGGCGGTTGCTCAGTTGCCCGGCCCGCTACCTGGCCAACTGCATTTGAGAGTTGGGGGGGAGATGGTCTGCCTGGGGTTCTACGACCTGGTCCAGCTGGAGCCATTTATCAGCCGCCTGGTCCGGGGCGACGCATGAGCACTGCCCCGGAGCTAGACGAACCGACCCGCGCCGCGCTGGCGGCCGAGGTGGAACGGCTGGTGGCAATGGGCACGGAGCGGCGGCAGGCGCGACAGATTGTCTGGCTGGACTACCTGGACGAACAGTCCGCCCAGGCCGCCCCTGCGCCAGCCGCGGCCGAGATAGAGGCACCAGCGTCCAGCGCGCCGCCCCCAGGACCAGAGCCGCCACCGCCTCCCACTCCGCCGCGGCGGTACTGGCGGGCAGAGGATGAAGCCCCGCTGACCCCGGAGTGGCTGGCCCGTAATCGGGCTGAGGTGCAGAAAATTTTGAAACTGTTGAGGAGTACGACGTGATGCAAAACCAACAACCCCAGTCCGCCCCGAGTGGCTATTGGAAGGATGCCAAGGGCCATCTGGTCCCGGAAAACCTGATCCGCCCCATCGACCGGGAGCGCGACAGCCTGGTGCGCGCCCTAGTGGCCGATGCCCAGAAACTGTCTGCAGTGCTAAGCCAATTCAAGGCCAAGGCGTTCGGTGATATCGCAGCATTTGTCGACCTGTCGACCGAGCAGTATGGCGCCGCCCTGGGCGGGAAAAAGGGGAATGTGACGCTGTACTCGTTCGACGGCAAATACAAAATCAACCGCGCCAGCCAGGACAAAATCGGCTTTGACGAACGCCTGCAGGCGGCCAGGGCAAAAATTGACGAATGCCTGGCCGACTGGACCGCCGGCGCCCGCCCCGAGCTGCAGGTCATCGTCAACCAGGCGTTCGACGCCGACAAGAGCGGCCAGATCAACACCGGCCGCGTGCTGGCGCTGCGCCGCTACGAGATCCAGGACGAACGCTGGCAGGAGGCGATGCAGGCCATCGGCGAGGCAGTTCAGATCGTGGCCAGCCGTTCCTACATCCGGGTCTATGAGCGGGTTGGCGACACCGACCAGTATCAGCCGATCCCGCTCGACATCGCGGGGGCATGAGATGGCCAACTGCGTGAACTGCAGCGAGGGCATGGAGTGGCTGGGGTTTGTGAAGGCCGACGTGTTTGAGTCCCAACTCAACGGCCGTTCCACCATCGACATCGTCCTCAAGTGCCCGCACTGCGGGCAGGAGTACAACACGTTTGAACTCGTTGAAAACCTGACACCTATAGGGGAGTGTTGAGCATGCAACAGAACGACATCAATGCCGACGTAAAACGCGCTGTGAACATGACGTTGCAGGCGACTGCCGGCCTGTCTGGACCTGACCGCAGTGATTACCTGACCGCCATCCTGGCCGTGTCCTTGGGCGCGCTGCGTGCATCAGCGGGTGACCGATACGCCTATGGTTTCCTGCGCGGTGCTATCGCAGAGCTGGGCATGCCTCCGGCCATGACTCTACGGAATTCCGCCGGCCCCAGCGGCCCCGCCATTGCGATCAGCGCTCCATCCGGCGTTGTAGATCCGGACACGTTGCACTCGGCTAGCGAGCTGCGCGCTGCGCTGAAACACGCAAACGAGCTGGGCCTGCAGCGTGGCGAGGTATTAGCAGCTATGCGGGCGGCGCTGGCTGACATATCCGAGCAGGTTGGCGACCTGGTTGTCGCCCATCTGGAGGATGACCGCGAGCGGCTGAGCTGCCTGATGGCGGAGCTGTGCGAGCGGCACGTCGTCGTCAAAACCCCTAAATCCATCCACTGACACGCGAAACCGCCGAGAGGCGGTCTGCCGGGCGTGGTGGCCCGGTACTGATGAGCAGCCTAGAGGAAAACATGGACAAGCAAGCCGCAATCGAAAAAATCAGGAAATGCTTGGCCCTCGCCAAAAGTGCCAACGAACACGAGGCCGCCGCGGCCCTACGCCAGGCACAAGCATTGATGCGCAAATACGGCGTGGAGGCTGGTGACATCCTTATGGCCGAGGTGGGCGAGGCCAAGGTAAAAGCCGGCGCCAAAACCAAGCCGGTGAAGTGGGAGAGCATGTTATCCAGCGCGGTAGCGGCGGCCTTTGACTGCCGCAAGGTTTTTGCCCAGGAGTGGAAAGCCGGCTACTGGATATTCATTGGCTGCGGCCCAGCCGCCGAAGTGGCCACCTATGCCTATACGGTGCTGATGCGCCAGCTCCGCAAGGCGCGCAGCGACTACCAGCAGACCCATTGCAAACGCTTAGTGCCCGCCAGCAAGACCCGCCGCGCCGATCTGTTCTGCGAAGCGTGGGTGGCAGGCGTTCGACGACAGATCGAAGCCTTTGCAGGATCGAAAGCCAATGAGGAGGCACTGGAAGTCTACATGGCCAAGAAATACCCAGACCTTGGCACCTTGGTTCCGCGGGACCGCCAGGCTGGCAAGAACCTGCGAGGCGGGGATATGGATGCACGAGCAGCCGGTTGGGGCGCTGGCCGGCAGGCGCAGCTGAATCATGGCGTGAACGATAAGCCGCTGGCTCTTGGCCAATAGAACCCAGTGTCGAGCCGGCAGCGCCGGCTCCGCAATGGATTTTAACGGCCAGTCTGCAGCGTTGAGCGGCCCCGGCTCCATGAACAACTGGAGATGCCGTCCTCTGAAAACCGGCTCGGGCCGCTCAACACTGCAGGCTATTGAATGGAGGCAATACATGCGCAATCCGGCTCTGGCACTAATCCACATCGCGAAAACGGAACTGGCGATGGAGGACGATGACTACCGCGCGATGCTGTTGAGCGTGGGCGGCGTGGCATCAAGCAAAGATCTGTCCCCAAAAGGGGTAGACCGGGTACTGGCACACATGAAGCGCTGCGGCTGGCAGCCCAAAGGCGGCAAACGCCCCAGCCCCCGCCCCCGCGTGGGCCAATCGCGTGAAGCGCTGGTCGGCAAAATCGAGGCCCTGTTGGCCGAGGCTGGCCGCCCCTGGGGCTACGCCGATGCGATGGCCCAACGCATGTACGGAGTGGAGCTGGCCGGCTGGCTGGCACCGATGCAGCTGCATAGCCTAGTTGCAGCCCTGACCTATGACGCAAAACGCCACGGGAGGAAAACGCAATGAAACTGGACGACGTGCAACACCTGCTGCCGGAATCTGCCCAGGCGCTGGTGCGCCTGATTGGCCTGGCCGATACGGTCAAACTGGTCGACGTCCTGGGCGGGACGACATTCCCGGTATCGCTGCGGCGCAATCGCCTCGGGGAGATCCGTTACGAGATGCTGGCCGAGGTGGTCGGCGTGGACGCTGCCAACAAACTGACGGACCATTTTGGCGGCGACATGATGTACATCCCGCTATGCAAAGCGGCGCTACGCGAACTGCTGCAGCGCTCGATCCGGGAGGAGTTCGACGAGATAACCCGGGCGTATAGCGCGCTGCATGCGGTGTCGGTGCTGGCCGCAAAACACCGGCTATGCGACCGTACCGTCTGGCGAATCCTGAAACGCCAGGACAACACGCCAGGCGCTGGCGGAAGCGAATATCAAGGCAGGCTGTTCTAAGCGCGCCCATCACCAGTAGAATGCCGTTGGCTTACTACTGGAGCGCACAGATGCGGTTTGTCTTATGTTTTTGCTTGGGCCTGCTGGGGGGATGCGACAGCAATCAGCCCAGCCAGGAGGCTCAGGAGGCTGTAGTACCTACCCTGAAAATGCCGGTGCTGCCTGTTGGCCAGGTGTCAAAAATCCAGGCGAAACAGATAGCGTCGGCGGCCCTGCAGCAAATGGACCAGCTCAAGGGATTTGTCGATTTGGACCGGGCGGCCCGTGAGCCGGGACTATACGCACGAATGTTTGACCAACCAGTAACACAACTGGTTAACGTTTGGCCGCAAATTGGGGACCGGAATTACGAGGAATTTGCCCCGTACAGGGTTTGTGCTGAGGCGACGGTAGCCCTGAATACTCTGGGAGCTGCACGCCAGGCGTACTATTCAGGGGGCGGCACCAAATCGTCAGATGACCCCGCGTCTAATAGGCGCGAGCAGCAATTCTTAGACCTGTATTTCCAATGTAGTGATGCAGTAAAGAAAGCATAGCCTCCCAGCCCCGCCTCCCGCGGGGCTTTCTTTTTGTACTGACAGCGGCCAGCTGAAACCCATCAGTACCTCCCCCCTAAACTCGCAGACATCCAAACAGACCAGGCGGGGCCAGCATGGCAACGACCAAAACCAAAGCGGCTACAGCTACGGTTGCCGGCGCGGCCGGAATCATTGGCGCAGTGATGGCGTTTACCTCTCCCTGGGAGGGCGAACGGAATACGGCCTACCAGGACAGCGTCGGCGTCTGGACGATCTGCTACGGCGAGACCCGCGGCGTGCATGCCGGCATGCGCATGACGCACCAGCAATGCGTCGCCCAGCTGGAAAAACGCATCCCGGACTACCTGGGGCCGGTTGACCGGATGATGCCGGGCCTGCCGGACAACCGGCGCGTCGCCTACACCGATTTCGCCTACAACGTCGGCGTCGGCCACCTCTCCACCCGCGAGGGCGGCCGGTCTGGCACCAGTATTGTCGAGCTGGAGCATGCCGGCCGCTGGCAAGACGCATGCCGGCGCATGAACAAATTTATCTACGCCGGCGGCCGTGTGCTGCCGGGCCTGGTTCGTCGTCGAAACGCGGAGGTAGAGCTGTGCCTGAAGAAATGATCCCCCTGCGGACGCGTGTCCGCGCCTGTTTTGTCGATGGGCTGGCGTACTGGCACCGGCTGTGGTCGGTTCGGATGGCGATTCTGTCGACGGCCCTGGGCACCGTGACCGCGGTGCTGCCGACGTGGCAACCGGCGATTCCGCCGCTGCCGTTTGCCGTTGCAACGACGGTATGCGCAGTGCTCACCGGGCTGTCCAGCCTGGTGAAACAGCCGGCCCTGCTGGCGCAGATTGAGGCCGACCAGAGCGGCCAACAACCGTAATTTCCCCGCAGTACCACTCATTCAACGGAGCATGAAATGGATATCAAGAACCTGCTGCTGACCATCGAAAACCTGCTGGGCCTGGTCAAGGAGACCGTGACCGACGATTCGCACAATTTGCGCCGTGATACCGCGACGGCGTTGACCAACGCTCACAGCGACGTCAGTGCCGAACTGGCCGCGGTGAACGCGGCAATCGACGCCGGCGCGGTTGTACCGGCGCTGGGCGGACCCGCACTGGTTGCCGAGTACGCCGCCCAGGCTCCCGCAGTCGAACAGGCCCCGGCCGCCGAGCCGGTAGCCGAGCACGTCGTCCAGGCCCCCGCAGTCGAACAGGCCCCGGCCGCCGAGCCGGTAGCCGAGCACGCCGTCCAGGCCCCCGCAGTCGAACAGGCCCCGACCGCCGAGCCGATGGCCGAGCACGCCATCGAGGCCCCGTCGGCCGAGCAAACCCCGGCGGCCCCGCTGTAACCGGGAACGGACCATGCCAAACGTCAAAATCATCGTGGCGCTGGTACTGGTCCTGTCGTTGCTGGGCGTGGGCCTCGCAGGCTATGAGCGGGGCTACTCGAAAGGGTTCGATCTGGCGGCCGCGCAAGGCGCGGCCGCTTTGTCGGGCCTGAAATCGGACCAGGCCAGGGCGATGAATCAGGCCCTGGACCAGGCCGCCCAACGCTACGCCATCCAGGCGCAGCATCTGAACCAGTTGGCGCAGGACGCGCTGGACCTGCGCGGCCGACTGGCTACCCAGCAGCAACACGACAAGGATCAAGTGGATGCCGTCATATACCACCCTGCGCCTGGCGCTGGCCAGTGCGTGTTTACTCGCGGGTTTGTCCGCGTGTGGAACCATGCCGCCGGAACCGATAACGGTGGTCGAGCCGTGCCGGACGCCTCCGCTCCCGCCGGAGCTGACGCAGCGGCCGCAGCCGATGACGCCGTTGATTCCGGGGTATCACAAGGCGATGTCCTCGACTGGTTCATCGACTACGCCGCCCGCGCCCGGGCCGATGCAACCCAACTAAACCTGCTGCTCGACAGCCAGGCCCCGCAGCCGGAGGCGCATTGATGGACGAGTTTGACCGCGCCCAGGAGCTGGAGGAGCTGTTCCGCGCGCAGGCGCTGGCGGCGCAGGCCGATCTGGCGCGCCTGGCGCCGCGAATCGGGTATAGCCACTGCGAGGACTGCGGCGACCCGATCCCGGCGCCACGCCGGGCAGCCGCGCCAGGCTGTACCCGTTGTATTGACTGCCAACACATCCAGGAGGGCCGCCATGGCCGATGAAAACAACACCGAGCTGACCCGCGCCCTGGGGCGTATCGAGGGAAAACTCGACATGATCGTATCCAGCCAGAGCGACCTCTCGAAACGGATGGACGCCATGGACGGACGGCTGCGGCACGTCGAGCAACAGGCGGCCCGCGCGGGTGCCCTCAGCGGCGGCATTGTCGCCGTAGGCGTGGCGGTTGCCGCGGAACTGGTCAAACGGGCGCTGTAATGGCCCACGCGCCCGAGATACGCGACAAATTACGGCGCCTGTACGTGCTGGACCGGCTGAGCCTGGAGGTCGCTGCCATGCAATGCAGCGTGTCGATGTCGACCGCCAGCCGCTGGAAACGCGAGTCGTCCGAGGCCGGCGACGACTGGGACAGGCTGCGAGCGGCTCATATCCTCGCCGGCGGCGGCATTGAGAACATCGCCCGCGCGGCGCTGTCCGGGTTCATGGTCCAGTACCAGGCGACCATGGAGGCGTTGCAGATAGACGCGGACATGCCGGCCGAGAAGAAGGTCGGAATGCTGGCCAGCCTGGCCGACTCCTTCAACAAAACGATAGCGGCGTCCAAACGGGTGCTGCCGGAAACCAGCCAGCTCGCGACCGCCATGGATGTCGTCCAGAAAATGGCGATGTTCATCCGGGAGAACTACCCGCAGCACACCGCCGCATTTGTCGAGGTGCTGCAGCCGTTCGGCGACGAGCTGGCAAAACTGTACGGGTGACAAAATGACCGAAAATCAACTGGCCCTGTTAATCATCAAGGGGGCCATTTTCGAACTGCCACCGACAGAACGGGCATCCGTTGAGCAGGCAGTAGCCGAGCTGCGCCAGGTGGTGGAGAAATACCCTGATGGCCATGGGACGCTGGCGCTGGCCCTGCTGGGGGCCGAGGCGGGGCAATGAGTAACCAATTCACCACTCGAGATTTCCTGGATGAGCTGCGCGAACTGTCCGCGCAGCTCAAACGCGATATTGAGGCCCACCAGTCCGGCCTCGATCCGTCCCCGGAGGCGATCCGGGCCAGGCGCCGACGGGTGCTGCTGGACGGCGATTTCGAGTTTTTCGCGTATACCTATTTTCCGCACCACATCCGCGGCACGCCGTCGACGTTCCAGTCCCACATCTGCGGCCGCATGCCGCAGCTGCTGCGCGAGACCAGCGGCGTCACAGAGTGGTGGATCGCGCCGCGGGGCGAGGCCAAATCCTCCATCTTGACCAAAATCGGCCCGGTCTGGTGCGCGGTCCAGGGGCTGCTGCAGCGCCCGGACGTGCGCGCCGAGCTGTCCTGGGAGGGAGCGCCGCCGCCGTTTATCGACTACATCATCCTGCTGGGCGCGGAAACCAAGCTGCCGACCAAGTTGCTCGAGGTCATCAAAACCGAGCTGACTGTCAACGCGCAGCTGGCGCTGGATTTCCCGGAGGCATGCGGCAAAGGGCCGGTGTGGAAGGTCGGCGAGTTCATCACCCGCACCGGTATGAAAGTGGAGCCGTTCGGCGCCGAGCAGGCGATCCGCGGCACGTTCCACGGCGCCAGCCGGCCCAAATTGCTGCTGGGTGACGACTTGATCACCGATGCCGAGGCCAAAAGCCCGACCGAGCGGGAGAACCGCTGGAACTGGCTGTGCAAAGCGATTGATTACCTGGGGCCGCCGGACGGCTCGGTCAAATACCTGGGCGTCGGCACCATCCTGGACAAGGACGACCCCATCAGCCGCGCGAAAAAAACCATCGGCCATATCGTCCACCATTTCCGGGCGATTGAGACGCTGCCGGACCGCATGGACCTGTGGGAGCAGTGCGAGACCCTGATGCTGAACGAGGATCGGAAGGCGGAGGAGCTGGCGAACGAGGCCGGCCGCAAACTGCCCGAGGCCGAGCTGCCGTCATTCCTGTTCTACCAGGCAAACAAATCAGAGATGGACGCCGGCGCCGTCGTGTCCTGGCCAGCCGTACGGTCGCTGTTCTGGCTGATGCGGCAGCGGGCCAAGGCACCCAGGGCGTTCAGGACCGAGATGCAGGGCGAGCCGCGCAGCGAAGAGGACAAGGTATTTTCCAACATCCGGTTCTGGGTGCCGCGGATGCTGGACTGGTTGATGTTCGGCGGCTGCGACCCATCGATGGGCCGCGGTGAGACCTCGGACCCGTCGGCCATCGTGATCGGCGGTTGGGACCGGCACGCCAAACGGCTGCATGTGATCGAGGCGGCGATCAAACGCCGCGTGCCGTCGAAGCTGGAGTCAGACCTGATCGCCGCCCAGCGTGAATTCCGCTGCAGCGCCATCGCGTTTGAGAACAACAACGCCTATGAGCACTCGCGGCAGACTTTCGTCCAGGCCGGAATGGACGCCGGCGTGCCGCTGCCCCTGGTGGGCGTGACGGCCATCGTCGGCCCGGAGGTGCGCATCGACTCCCTGGAGCCGTTCGTCTGCGACCCGTTCGAGCCGCGCATCCTGTTCAACCCGGCATTGACCCTGCTGCTGGCCGAGCTGGACAGCTGGCCCGAGCCGCAGAGCGGCCACCACTACGACGGCCTATCGGCGCTGCACCTGCTGTGGATGATTGCGTCTACCCGCGGAAATGTGGCCTATGACTACACCGCCGCCGGCGGGCGATCATCAGATGAGGGCAGTGGCCGTTTTGGCGCTGGTGCCTGGTAGGAATGACAAATATGACGCAAATCGTTGACCAGTACGGCAATCCGATCAAACGCGAAGCCATCACTGAATCGCAGACGGCGCAACTCGGCTGGCTGCAACATCAGTTCGAGCTGCACCCGTCGCGCGGCCTGACGCCGGCCCGGCTCGCCAAAGTCTTGGAGGACGCCGAGCGCGGCCACCTGATGGAGCAGGCCGACCTGTTCCAGGACATGGAGGATAAGGACACGCACATTTTTTCGGAAATGAGCAAACGCAAACGGGTGCTGCTTACGCTGGACTGGGACATCAAACCGCCGCGCAATGCCAGCCGTGCCGAGAAAAAACTGACCGAGGAGGTGCGCGAGTGGGCGCGCGACCTGCCAGGATTTGAAGACATGCTGCTCGACGCCCTGGACGCTATCGGCCACGGTTTCTCCGCGCTAGAGATTGCCTGGCAGCAGCTGGGCGGTCTGTGGTTCCCGGCCTCGTTCACCCATCGGCCGCAGCGCTGGTTTATGAATCCCTGGTTCGACCGCAATCAGATCCGGCTGCGCGGCATCCAGATCGACGGCGAGCCGCTGTGGCCGTTCGGCTGGGTGGTGCACCGACACAAGGCTAAAAGCGGTTACATCGGCCGAGCCGGGCTGCATAGGGTATTGAGCTGGCCCTATCTGTTCAAAAACTACAGCGTGCGCGATGTTGCTGAGTTCCTGGAGATCTACGGCCTGCCGTTGCGGCTGGGCAAATACCCGCCCGGTGCCACCGATGACGAAAAACGCGCGCTGTTGCGCGCGGTCACCGAGATCGGCCATAACGCCGCCGGCATCATCCCGGACACGATGATGATCGAGTTCCAGGAGGCCGCCAAAGGGTCTGGCGGCTCGCACATGCCGCATATGTCGATGATCGACTGGTGCGAGCGCAGCCAGTCCAAGGCGATTCTGGGCGGCACGCTGACCAGCCAGGCCGACGGCAAATCGTCAACGCATGCGCTCGGCAACGTACACAACGAGGTCCGGCATGACCTGATGACGTCGGACGCGCGCCAGCTGGCGGCGACGCTGACCCGCGACATCCTGTACCCGATGATCACGCTGAACCGCGGCAGCATCGATATGACGCGCTGCCCGCAGTTTGCGTTCGAGACCCGCGAGCCGGCCGACCTGGAGCTGTACGCGAAATCGTTGCCGCTGTTGGTTGGTGTTGGCGTGCCGATTACCAAAAAATGGGCGTTGGAAAAACTCTCTATCCCGACGCCGGAGGACGGCGACGAACTGCTGTGTGTGCCGCAGCCAGCAATGGCGCTGCCGCCGGAGGAGCGGCCGCTACCTGGCGGCAATGCCCCGGCGCCGGCCCAGGCCGCGAACCGGAGCCAGGCGTCCCCCTACCGGGCGGTCATGGTCAACGACCGCGGCGAGGTGGCCTACCCGGACCAGGCCGCACTGGACAACGCCGTCGCCCAGTTGCCGGCCGCGGCGCTGTCGGCCGCGATGGCGCCGGTGCTGGCACCGATGATCGCGGCGCTGCATGCCGGCGAGACCCCGGACGCCGCTATCGAGAAACTCCTCGAGGCGGTTCCGGACATGGACGAGTCAGCAGTAGCCGAGCTGCTGGCCCGCGCGTTGTTCGTCGCGGACATCTGGGGACGGGTGAATGGCCGGAGTTGACCTGGCCGACGTGTTCCAACTGGAGCCGGCCGAAGCGATCAAGTATTTCGAGAGCAAGGGCTACGCGCTGGGGTTCGACTGGCGCGAGGTCTGGCAAGAGGCGCACGCCCGCGCGTTCACCGTTGCCGGCGTCCTCAAAACGGACGTGCTGCAGGATATCCGCCAGGCGCTGGCCGACGCGCTCAAACGCGGGACGACATACGCCGATTTCCGCGCCCAGCTGACACCGGTTCTGCAGCGCAAGGGGTGGTTGGGCAGCGGCTCGGTGGTCGACACCGACACCGGCGAGATCTACGGCCGCCAGCTGACACCGCGGCGCCTGGAGACCATCTGGTCGACCAATCTGCAGTCGGCCTATATGGCCGGCCGCTGGGCCGCGCAGATGGAGCAGGTCGACACGCACCCGTGGTGGGAGTACGTCGCCGTCCTGGACAATCGCACCCGACCGGCCCATGCGGCGCTGAACGGCGAGTGCTACCGCTACGACGACCCGTTCTGGGCCACGTTCTATCCGCCCAACGGCTACCGTTGCCGCTGCCGTGTCCGTGTTCGGCGTGCCAGGGAGGTGAACCGCGACGACGACAGCGCCAGCCGCCTGGAGAACGTCGAGCAGCCCATCGGCCGCGGAGAGACGCAGCCGGCCGTCGGTTTCAAAACGCGCGGCGGCCAGGTGGTGACGGCCGACCCGGGGTTCGGATTCAATCCGGGCCAGGAATGGCAAAGGCCGTTCACCCCGCCGCCGAATCCGACGCCGGCGCCATCGTTCCCCCGCGGCGTCAACCTGCCACCGCTGCGCCCGACTCGTGTGCCGGCGTATTCCCTGCAGCCGGCCGGCGCTGGCACCCAGGCCCAGGCAGGCGTCTTTCTGAAGGCATTCGGACTGTTGGAGGGCGAGAGCCGCGCGCTGCCATTGCAGGGCGGCCCGCTGGTGGTGTCTGCCGATCTGTTCCGAGCCGCCGATGGTAGCTGGATCAACCTGGGCAAGAATGGCGCCTATATTGGCCTGCTGGCGCAGACGGCCAAAGAACCGGACGAGGTCTGGCTGCGCTGGCAGCTGCAGGACGACCGCTGGCAGCTGGCCAGGCGGTTTATCCGAGCCTGGGATATTGACGGTCGCCAGATGGCGACCGTGTTTGAGACTACGCAGGGTGGCTGGCAGGCATCGGCCGTGCCGGCGGAACAGCTGCCGCGCCAGCGCGACGGTTTCATGTTGTACCGGAGGGCCGGCAATGATTGACCTCAACATCCAGACCACGACGGCCGACGAGGCATTCCAGCGCCTGCTCGCCGGCCTGGCCGACAAAACGCCGCTGATGCGAGAACTGGCCGGCATCATGTCCGGCGCGGTCGAGGAGAATTTCGCGATGGAGGGCCGGCCCAAATGGCTGGGCCTGAAGCCGTCGACCATGCAGCAGCGCGTCGGCGGCAAGATGAAAACGAGCCGCGGCATCTGGAAAAACGGTGCCTGGTCGATAGCCATCGGCCAGCGCATGGCCCGCGGCGTCAAGATCCTGCAAAACTCCGGCCGACTGGCCGGCAGCATGACGCCGGCCTGGGACAATGAGACGTCCCAGGTTGGCACAAACGTGGTTTATGCGGCGATCCAGAACAATGGCGGAGAGACCCGCGCCCACGAAATCCGGCCGAAATACAAACAGGCGCTGGCGTTTGGTGGCCATGTGGTTCGTGTGGTCCACCACCCCGGCTCCAAAATACCGGCGCGTCAGTTCCTGGTGCTGGATGAGGCTGACGGCGCCGAGATTGAGGGGGCCGCGCTGGCCTACCTGCGCCGCGTGGTGGGTTAACCGCACAAACCGCCGCTGGCGCGTTTCACAGGGGCTGGCGGCGGCGAGTGTACCGCCGCCAGCCATTCACCCCGTTAATGGCCCGTTAATGCGCCGGCAATCCGCAGTCCCGCCCGCGCTCACGCCTGAATCTCCCCGAGGCCAGCTGTTGTACTGACAGCGGCCTACTCTTTTCCCCCGCCCCGGCCCGCCAAAATGGCCGCATGAAAACGAACCGCCCGGCACTCGCTGCCCTGACCCTCAAACTCGATGGCTCCGGAGCCGCCGTCCAGCTGTTGCCGGCTGGCCAGTTCCAGGCGGTCGACGGCCGCCCCGGCACCGAGGCGGCCTGCACGCACTGGGTGTGCGGCCCGGAGCAGGCCGCGGCGATCATCGCGCGGGCCAATGCTCGGACCAACGACATGGTCATCGACTACGAGCATCAGACCCTCAATGCCGAGAAAAACGGCCAGGCCGCGCCGGCCGCCGGCTGGTTCAAACAGATGGAGTGGCGCGACGGCGAGGGCCTGTTCGCGATGCCGGTCAAATGGACCGTCTGCGCAGCCGCGGCAATCGACGCCGACGAGTACCGCTACATCTCCCCCGTTTTTGCATACGACCCGCAGACCGGCGAGGTCCTACAGATGCATATGGCAGCGCTGACCAACAACCCCGGACTGGACGGCATGCTGCCTGCCGCGTTGTCCGCCCGTTTTTTCTCTACCCCCGATGAGGACGTGCAAATGAATGAGCTGCTGAAAGCGCTGCTCGCGGCGCTGGGCCTGCCCGACGCCACTGACGAGCAGGCCGCGCTGACCGCGCTGAATGCGCACCTGGCCAAAGCCCAGTCGGCTGCCGACCAGGTAGCAGCATTGACCGCCGAGCGCGCCAATCTGACCACCCAGGTTGCGGCGCTGAGCGCGTCGCGCAACCCGGACCCGTCCCTGTACGTGCCGATTCAGATGGTGCAGGACCTGCAGGGCCAGGTCGCCGCGCTGTCCTCCCAAATGGTCGGCCGAGAGGCGGACGAAATTGTCCGGGATGCACTGGCCAGCGGCCAGTTGCTGCCGCCGATGGAGTCCTGGGCGCGCGATCTGGCCAAGACCAACCTGGCCGCGCTGAAAAGCTACATCTCCACCGCGCCGAAGGTCGCCGCGCTGTCTGCCCAACAAACCAATGGCAACCCGCCTCGAGACCCCGCCCCGGCCGGCGCCGAGGGGTTGAATACCGCGACCCTGGCTGTGTGCCGGATGATGGGCACTGATCCGGTTGCTGTCGCCAAATCCATGAAGGAAGCGAAGCAATGACTGCCGCTACTGCAGACCGCAATACCCCGATGCGCGACGGCGAGGTCATCACCGTACCGGTCGCCGCCGGCCAGATCATCCGATCCGGCCTGATCGTGTGCGCCAACCCGAACGGGTTTGCCTTGGAAGGCAAAACCGAGGCGGACCTGGTGTACCTGGGAAGGGCCGAGCGCTACGTCGACAACTCGCAGGGGACCGACGGCGCGCGGCTGGTCGAGATCCGCCGCGGCAAAATGTTCAAGTGGGCCAACGCCTCCGACGACCCAATCACGCAGGCCTGCATCGGCCAGCGCTGCTATGTCGAGGACAACCAGACCGTCGCCAAAACCAACGGCTATATCGCCGCCAACGGCGCCACCCCCGCGACCCCGGCCACCCGTTCGCTGTGCGGCACCGTTTACGGTATCGACTCGGACGGCGTCTGGGTCCTGTAACAGGAGATACCCCCTATGTTGGTCAATGCTGAAAACGTCCAGGCGATTTTCTGGGCGCTGCGTACCGAATTCAACAATGCGTTCGGTGCCGCGCCGACCGTCTGGGACCAGATGGCGACACGAGTCCCGTCTACCGGCAAACAGAACATTTATGCCTGGCTGGAGAATTTCCCCAGGATGCGTCAGTGGATCGGGGAGAAACAGGCCAAGGCGCTGGCCGCCCACGGCTACACCATCGTCAACAACAGTTTCGAAGCGACTGTTGAGGTCGACCGCGACGACATCGAGGACGACCAGCTGGGAATCTATGCACCCCAGGCGCAAAACGCCGGCGTGTCAGCCAAGCAGCTGCCCGACGAAATCGTGATCGATCTGCTCAACAACGCATTCGTCAACCCCTGCTACGACGGCCAGCCGTTTTTCGCCCAGGGCCACGTCGTGCGCGGCCTGCCGGTCTCCAATCTCAGCAACCTGCCGCTGACCATCGCCGGCCAAGCCGCTGCGATGAAAACCTATGGTGTAGTGCGCACCAATATGCGCAAAACCACCGACGAAGATGGCAGGCCGCTCAATATCACGCCGAATTTGCTGGTGGTGCCGCCGGCGCTGGAGGACATCGCCAACGCGCTGATGACCAACGAGCGGCTCAACGACGGCATGGCCAATCCGTACCGCAATACCGCCACGGTGTTGTGTGATGCCAGGCTGACCAGCGACACCGCCTGGTTTTTGCTGGATACGCGGAAACCGATCAAACCGTTGATCTACCAGGAACGGAAGCAGCCCGAATTCGTGCAACAGGTGACCCCGGAATCGGACAACGTATTCATGCGTAAAAAATTCCGTTTCGGCGCTGAGGCCCGCGCAGCAGGTGGCTACGGATTTTGGCAAATGGCCGCCGGTTCCACCGGCGCCGGCCAAATCCCGCAATAACCAACGAGGTCGGCGCCGGCCGGGCGCCGACGGAGCGCCCGCACCCCCGGCCGCGGCTGGGTGCGGGCGGCCCAGGAAGGAGAATATTTTGAATAGCGTAGACGTATTACGAGTTTCGGCCCGCGTCGACGGGTATCGCGCGGCGGGGCTGCAGTTCCACCGCCGCGAGGCGGATGTCCCGGTTGAGCTGCTGACGGTCAATCAAATCGCCGCATTACAGGATGACCCGATGCTGGAAACCCAGCGCATCCGGGTCCCGTTGATACCCGCCGCGCCGATCTCCACACCTGAGCATGTTGGCTACCCGCGTGAACATGCGGTTGAGCTGGAGCGCCTGGCCGAGGTAGGCCGCGAGATCGAAGCGATGGTGCCTGGCAGCTGGGGGGGCGGCCCGGCCGGGTATATGGCCTACCTGGCGTCCGAGCTTGCGCTGTTGCAGGTGGCGGCCCAGGCCCAGGAGCCGGCCGACGTGGCAGAGGGCCAGGCCACGCCCGATGAAGCCGCAGCGGAGACCGAGCAAGCCAGCGCCGATGCCGTGTCGGGCGACGTGAATCTCGGCCAGGCCGACCTGGCGCCAGCCGGCGACCCCGCCGTGGCTGAAGCGGCGCGGCCCGCCAGCAAAAAGGGCCGCCACTGATGGCCTACGCAGCACAGGCCGACATGGTCGCACGGTTCGGTGACCTGGAAATCATCCAGCTGACCGACCGCGCGCGTACCGGCCAGATCGACGCCGGCGTGCTGCAGGGCGCGCTGGACGACGCCAGCTGCGAAATCGACAGCTATCTGGCCGACCGCTATCTGCTGCCGATGCCGCAGGTGCCGCGCATCCTGGTCGGCCTGTGCTGCGACATCGCGCGATACCGCCTGAGCGGCGCGGAAACCATCGAGACCAACGTGGTCCGGGACCGCTACCGCGATGCGGTGGCGTACCTGCAGCGCGTCGCCCTGGGCAAAGTCACCCTCGGCGTGACCCCGGCAGGCAACCCGGTGCAGACCGGCGCGACCATCGAGTTCAACGGCGGCAGCCGGATTTTCAGCAGCCGCGACCGGGGGGCGTTCTGATGTCGGCGCCGGCAGTTGTCCCGATCATCACTGCCGTCGAACTCGCGATAGTGCAGCGACTGCGCGGCGGCCTGGGCCGCATGGTCAATTCGGTCGAGTCCTACGGCGGCGAGTTCGACGAGGACAATCTATTAGAGGTTGTCCGCCGCATGCCGGCTGCCTGGGTCACGTTCGCCGGGATACGCGCCACCGCCCCGGCCGGCGCCAGCCGCGAGAAATGGCGAACGGAGGGATCATTCGTCGTCATGGTTGGTGCCCGTAGCGTGCGCTCCGAGGAATCCAGTCGGCACGGCGGTATCGACGCGCGTGAGGTGGGCACCAACCTGCTGATCGCTGCGGTGCGGCGGCTGCTGACGCAGCAGGATTTGGGCCTGCCTATCCGGGAGCTGGCTCCTGGCACGGTACGCACGCTGTACAACAGCCGGCTGCAGAGCGTGGCGTTTAGCGTGTTTGCCTGCGAGTTTGGCACCGCCTGGGTCGAGGACGCACTGCGCTGTGGCGAATACCCGCAGACCGGCACCGGCGCCAGCGGCATTGATGCGCTGATCCAGCAGTACGCAGGCCAGACGCAGCCGGCGGACCCCGACTGGGCGGCCACCAGCATGAATTACTACCTGGACCCGGCGGCCGAGAGCGGCGCGCCGGACGCCCAGGACATCGTCAAAACAGGAGGACCCCAATGAAAGTGATTGCCGCACCTGGCGTACAAGTGCCCCTGGAGGGACAGCCGCGCCGCTACATCTCGGACAGCGTCGCCGTCGACGTGCCGGACACCCCATATTACCGGCTGCGCCTGCGCGATCAGGATCTGATCCACTACCAGGAAGACGCCACGGCGCCGGCCCCGGCCCGCGCAGCCACCCCGGCGGCACCGCCGGCGGACAAACCGGCCGCCCCGGACAAGGCATAACGGCCCGCTACGCCACAGGAGACACTCATGGCCAGCCCGAACATCTCGTTCAACCAGATCCCGTCGAGCATCCGCAAGCCGGGCAAATATTTCGAATTCAACACGACCGGCGCGATCAACACGCTGCCGGGCAATCTGCAGCTGATGTTGATCATCGGCCAGCGCCTGCCATCCGGCGCGGTGCCGGCGCTGACGCCCGAGAGCGTGACCTCGGACGCCCAGGCTGGTCAGATGTTTGGCCAGGGCTCTATCGCGCATTTGATGGCGCGCGCGGCGATCAACGCCAACCCCAATCTGCAGCTGACCGTCATCACGGTCGACGACGCTGCCGCCGGCGTGGCCGCGGCCGGCTCGGTGGTGGTCGCCGGCCCGGCGACCGGGACCGGCAATTTGACGCTGATCATCGCCGGCGAGCTGGTGACCATCCTGGTCAACAACAACGACAGCGCCAGCGTGATCGCTGCCAACCTGGCCGCCCAGGTCGCGCAGCAGTCGGACCTGCCTGTGACCGCGGCTGTCGACAACACCAACCCGGCCAAGGTCAATCTGGCGGCGAAAAACAAGGGGCTGGCTGGCAACGGGCTGCTCCTGTCGCTGCTTAGCCAAACCGCCGGCGTCAGCGGCACGGTGACGCCGATGGCCGGCGGCCTGTCCGACCCGGACATTCAGCCGGCGCTGACCGCGATGTTCGGCGCCGGTCACAACATCATCGCCGCGCCGTTTTCGACGCAGGCGTCGCTGGCCGAGCTGCGCACCTATATGGACCAGGTGTCCAGCCCGCTGGAGCAGCGCGGCGTCATCGGCGTCGCCGGCTGGCCGGGCAGCCTGGCAACGGCGACGACCCTGGCCGGGCAGATCAACAGTGGCCGTCTGACTATGGCCTGGTACAACGGTTCGGCCTCGCCGGCCTGGATGATCGCCGCCGCCTACGCCGCAGTCATCGCCAGCGAGGAAGACCCGGCCCGCCCGCTGAACACGCTGGCGCTGACCGGCCTGGATATCATCAACAGCGCGCAGATACCGGGCCGCATCGACCAGGAAACGGCGCTGCACAACGGCGTCACCCCGCTGGAAATCGGTCCTGGCCAGGCCGTTCAGATCGTCCGGGCCATCACCACCTACACGGTCAATGCTCAGGGCATCCAGGACCCCGCGCTGCTGGACCTGACCACGATGCGGACGCTCGACTATGTGCGCCTGGCGGTGCGCCAGCGTATCGCGCTGCGGTTCCCGCGCGACAAGCTGACCCCGAAAACCCCGGACAAAGTGCGGTCCGAGCTGCTCGACGTGCTGTACAAGTTGGAAGAGCTGGAAATCGTCATGAACGTCGACGCCAACAAGGCAGGTCTGATCGTAGAGAAGGACTTGCAAAGCATCGGCCAACTCAACGCCAAAATCCCGACCAACGTCGTGCCCGGGCTGCACGTGTTCGCCGGCGTCATCGACCTGATTCTGTAACGGAGAAATCGAATATGGCATTGCAAGAATACGCTGGCGCCATCGTGTTGGATGTCGACGGCCAGGAGGTCGACGTCGTCGACCTGAACGTTACCAGCAAGACCGGCCGCAAACTGGTCAAAACGATGAACAGCACCGGTCGCGCCAAGGGCTTCGCCCGCGGCATCACCGAATACGAGCTGTCGATCACCGTGGTGGTCCCGCTGACCGGGGACCTGAACTGGGAGGGGATCGAGGGCAGCAAGTTGACCGAGTACCCGCTGTCGTCCGGCGGCCCTCGCATCAGCTACCTGGATTGTTTCTCGACCGAGGTCGGCGAGAAATACAGTACCGAGAACGAGGCGCGGCGGGATATCAAGCTGATGTCGCTGCGTAAGGTGACCGAGTGATGAGGACGATATCCGGCGAGCTGCAATACGGCATCGAATACGACGGCGAGATCCATTACGAGGTTGAGCTGCGCCTGCCGCTGATCGGCGACAACATTGAGGTCCTGCAGGAGGTCGGGGCCGCCCCCAACCTGAAATATCGCGCGGCATTGTTCGCACGCTGCCTGCTACGGGTCGGCAGCATCCCCGGCGATGCGATCACCACCGACCTGATCGTCAATCACCTGGTCGATGACGATTTCGACGCGCTTGCCGAGCTGGAGGGCGAGCTGAAAAAAAAGCTCAGGAGGCCGAAGCCGGCCTCGCCCACTATCGAGCCGCCGTCCTCCTCCTCGGACGATATGGCATCTCGGAGGAGCGAATCCGGGCAATGACCGAGCTGGAGCTGGCCAGCTATGTCGCCATAGCCGGCCAGACCGGGGCCGTTTCGGCGGAGGCGGTGCCCCAGGCACCTCCGGCCAGCGCTGACGGCCTCGCGCCCATCATCACCCAGGAGCGCCGCATCCCCACCCGCCGCCGTAGCCAAAAATGACGCAAAATTTCCTGATCTCCCTGCTGCTGCGCGCCCGCGACGAGGCGTCTGCCCCAACGGCGCGCGCGCTGCAAAACCTCAAACGCGAGGCGACAGATGCGACTGCGGCAACATCCCGCGTAGCTGCGGCCGCCGCCAAAATTGCCGAGGTACGGGCGCGGGAGTCGGCCGCGGCCGAGGGGGCGATCCAGCGCCAGGTGGCCCAAACTGCGGCGGCCTACCAGGTAGAGGCCAAAGCCGCCCAGGACAGCGCTGCGGCGGCGACCCGCGCCAACGACACCGCGCTGACCAAACGGCTACGGGACTACGGCCGCTATATGCAGGCGTATGAGGCGCTCGGCGTCCGGAGCGAGACCGAGATCCAGCGCGAGATTGCGCGTACCCAGGCGGCGTATCAACGGCTGGCCAGGTCGGGTCGAATGTCGGCTGACGAGCAGCGCCGGGCCTACCAGCAGATGCGCGACACCATTGCGGACCTCAACCGCGAGATGGGGCGCATGACGCGGATGCAACGCGTGATACAGACGGCCCAGCGCGGCGCCGGCGGTGCGCGTCACATCGGCGAGGGCATCCTCGGCGTAGGCGGCGCCATGCATGCCGTTTCCGAGCCGCTGAAAGAGACGATGGGGTTTGACCGGCGCGTCGCCATGATGGCCAACACGGCGTACAACGAAAAATCTGTGCCGGAACGCATGGCAGGCCAGGCCGAGATCCGCGGCGCGATCCGCAATACCATCAATATGTATGGCGGCAACCTGGAGCGCGTGACCGAGACGTTGGACCAGCTGTTGTCGCACAACAGCATGCCCCATGATCAAGTATTCCGGCTGCTGCCGATCCTACAAAAGTATGCGACGGCTGAAGGCGCGGACCCCAACGACCTGGGCAATGTGGTTTTTAAAGGGGTCCAGAATTTCGGGTTCAAAGAGCATGAAGTTCCTCAAATTATGGAGATGGCGATCCGTGGCTCGCACATGGGTGGTTTCAAATTGCCGGATATGGCCAAATGGTTGCCGCAGCAGATGGCCGCGGGGCGTAACTCCGGCCTGTCTGGCGTATCCGGCATGTCGTCGTTGATTGCCCTGAATGAGCTGTCCTATACCACCGCCGGCACCGTCGACGAGGCCGGCAATAATGCGCTGGATCTGCTGACCCACCTGAACTCCCGCGATACTGCCCGCTCAGTCAAAAAATATCTGCACCGCGACCTATCCGTCGCCATTGCCAACGGCCGCGCGCATGGGAAGGACTCAATCGAGGTATTTGGGGACCTGCTGTCCCAGTTGGCCAACAAGGACAAGAACTACATCAAATTAAAGAAACAGTTTGATGGGGCCAAAGACGATGACTCGCGCAAGCAAGTGCTTGGAAATATGGTCGACGTCGTGCAGGGCTCGGCCATCGGAAAAATCGTTCACAACCGCCAGGAAATGATGGCGCTGATGGCCTATATCAACCAGCCGGAGAAATACCGTCACATCAAGCAGGAGTCCGCCAAGGCCCAGGGCTACGGTGACAAAGATTTCGAAACTATCCAGAACACGGCCGACTACAAAACCGAGCGCACCAAATCCATCGCCGATATGGGCGAAAAGGACGCACTGCGCGGGCTGAGCGGCGCAGTAGGCGATGCAGCCGACAAAGTGGCGGAATACGCCGCGCTCCACCCCAGGCTGACGGCTGCGGTAATGGGGGCCAAGGTGGCATTTGAGACTATCGTCAGCGCCGTCATTGCTATTGGCCTGGGCCGCATGGTGTTTGGCGGCGGCAAGCCGCCCGCCGGCCCTGCGCCTGGCGGCGCCGCACCTGGCGCAGGAGCTGCGGCCGGCGAGGCCACCGGCGCGGCTGGATCGGCAGGCGCTGCCGCCACAGGCGGCGCTGCCCGGGCGGTGGCCACGGTGTTCAGTCGGCTGGCCGGGGTGGGTAGCATCGCCACCAGCATCGCCAATTTCACCACGACGGACGAGGATGCCGAGATCGCCGGCCCGGGCACAGTGGAGCAGAACATCAAGGCCAAGTGGGACGCGCTGAACAAGCGTTACCCCAAGCGCCTGATCGATGCCGCCAGGGCAGAGTTTCAACCGTGGTATCAGTTTGGCGACGGCTTGGCGGTGGAAAACGAGCGCTGGGTCCAGCAGTACCAGAAAGCCCACCCGGACCTGCCGGCCACGCCGACACCGGTATTCTCGCCGCAACTGATGGCCGCGATGGCCCAGGCGCAACAGTTGCAGCTGCAGGGGCAAAAAGAGACGCAAACGCTGCAGCCGATCAACATCACGATACCGGTTCACCTGGACAGCCGGCCCATTGCCGAGGAAGTGACCCGGATCAACGTTCAGCAATCGCTGAGGCATTAGATATGAGTTGGGAAACGCAGCTGCAGGACGCCAGTTTCAAAGGGGCCAAGTTCGACGTCACCCGCACCCGAGACGACGCGCGCCGCGACCTGGCCGAACATGAATACCCGTACATGGATGGCGCCAACGTCGAGGACCTGGGCCGCAAAGCGCGGCGGTTCGACATCGACGCGGTGTTCTGGGGCAAGGACTACGAGACCAAGCTGCAGGCGCTGGTCAAGGTGCTGGAAACGCCGGGCGCTGGCGAGCTGATACACCCGATATTCGGCAGCATCCCGGCCGCCCAGCTGGAAGGCTACACCATTGAACATGACGCGGAGAAACCGGACTACTGCACCGTCGCCATGAAGTTGGTGGAGGCGACGCCTGGCAACCCGTTTTTCGCGCAGCAGCTGCCGGAACAGAAAGCCGAAGCCGTCAGCGCGTTGACAGAGACGGCCAGGGCCGACGGGATTGCCGCGTTTGGCGATGCATTGAGCGCGCTGAAAGGCGCGAAAGCGTCGGTGGCGGCACAGCTCGGGCCATTGCGCGAGGTAATGACAGGGACCCTGGGCGCAGTAAAAAGCCAGGTGCAGGGGCTGGTGACAACCTCGCTCGACATCATCAACTACCCCAGTGCATTTGCCAACGACATCGTCGGCGGCCTGTCCGGCATGGCTGACCTGCGGTCATTTGACCCTGGCGTGATCATGTCGGATTGGAAAAACCTAACTGGCCAGTTGGGAAACACCGTCAAACTACCTGGGCACATCAACAGCGGCACGGCGATGATCCCGACCAGCACCGGCCAGGCGCCGACCGGAGTGATTGCCCCCGGCCTACCGAATGTGTCCAGCGGCAACAATGGCACCAGCGGCACAACGCCAGGCAGTGGCGGGACCTCTGGCGGTGCGCCAGGCAGCGGCACTAGCTCAAGCGGCACACCAAGCAATGGCGGCTCCTCCGGCAGCACCGCGCCCACGGCCGCAGGCGGGTATACGGTGCCAGCCAACGCGCCAGCGGCTCAGGTGCATGTTGTAACCGCCATGGTGCAACTGGCGGCCGCAACCCAACTCGCCGACACCGCAGCCGGCATCCTGGCCGCCGAGGCGCAGCAGCCAACGTTGTCCCCGACCGACGTCGAGCAGATCACCAACGACACCCGCGCCAGCCTGCAGGAGGCTATCCATATCCATAGCCAGCTGTACCCGCTGGAGGTTGCGCGGCCAATTGCCGAGGCGCTACGCGATACGGCGCTCATGCTGCAGCACGCCGCGGCCGCCATCATCGACACCCGGCCGCCGTTGACTCAACGAACGGTGGCCAGCCCCGGCAACCTAGCGTTGCTCGCGTTCCGCTGGTATGGCGATTACACCCGCGCGGCCGAGCTGCTGCTGCTGAATCCGCAGCTGGCCAACCCGAATTTTGTACAACCTGGGACCGTTCTGAATGCCTACTCCCAATAGCAGCGGCAACGACCTGGTCAGCGTGATGATCGCCGGCCGGGCGCATAGCGACTGGAGCAGCTACGAGATCGACTCGCAGTTGATGACGCCGGGCGACGCGTGGCGCGTCGAGCTGTCGCCGCCGGCGGGCGGCGTGCCAGCGTCCGTTGCAGAGGGGGCGCGGGTCGAGGTGCGCGTCGGCCGCGATACCGTACTGGTCGGCAGCATAGACGACATCGACGAGGAGGTGGCGCATGGCCGCCACACGCTGACGCTGTCCGGACGTGATGGCGCTGGCGTGCTGCTCGACTGCAGTGCGCCGATTTTCACTGCGCGCCAGGTGACGCTGGCCCAGGTGGTGGCCAACGTGGTCCGCCCGCTCGGCATCACCAAGGTCAAGATCGCCGCCAAGTCGACCTATACCACCGAGAAAATCAACGTCGAGCCGGGCGATCGCGCCTGGGAGGTGCTGCAGAATGCGGCCGAGGCCAACGGCCTGTGGCCGTGGTTCGCGCCGGACGGCACCCTGGTCATCGGTGGCCCGAATTACAGCGCGCCGCCGGTGGCCGCTCTGGTGCTTCGATTCAACGGCAAAGGCAACAACGTCGAGAGCCTGCGGCAGACCCGCTCCATGGCCGGCCGGTTCAGCCAGGTCACCGTCCTGGGCCAGCGCCACGGCACGGCCGAGGAGGAAGGCGAAAGCCGCCTCCGCGGCTCGGCCACCGACCCGGCGGTCAAATCGTTCCGGCCGTCGGTGGTCGTCGACTACGACAGCGTGTCGGCGGCCAGCGCGCTGTCCCGCGCCCGCAAACTGCTGATGGACAGCCGGCTGAAGGCGTTGACCATCACGGCCAAGGTCACCGGGCATAGGACCTCCGCCGGCGTACTGTGGACGCCTGGCCAGCGCATCCAGGTACAGTCGGAGCCGCACGGCATCAACGGCGTGTTTTTCCTGATGGGCCGCAAATTCGTCAAAGGGCGCGGCAACCAGGGCAGCTATACGCAGCTGACGCTGAAAGAGGACAAAACCTGGATCATCGACGCGCACGGCCACAAGAAGCACCGCCGCCGACGCGGTGACGATGGCCCATCGGAGATCGTCGACGATGTGGAATGAGATCGATACCCGCGTCAAACGCGCGATGGCCGGGGTGCGCCAGGCATTCCGCGGCATCATTGGCCGTGTTCGTTCGGACTGCGTGGTCCAGCTCGCCCAGGGCAGCGGCGTGAACGGCGAGCAGATCCAGGACGCCGAGCTGTTCCAGCATTACGGCTTCACGTCCAACCCGCTGCCGGGGACGATGCAAATCCTGTTGCCTATCGGCGGCCGTACCAGCCACAGCATCGTGATCGCCACCGAGCACGGCAGCTATCGGCTGCAGAACCTGGCGCCGGGCGAGGTCGCGCTGTACACCGACGAGGGCAGCAAGATCGTCCTGAAGCGCGGCCGCGTGATCGACGTCGAGTGCGACACATTCCAGCTCAACTGCAAGACCATGGCCGTCAATGCCAGCAGCGGCGTCACGTACACCACGCCGCAACTGCAGACCTCGCAGGTGCTACAGGCCGGTGGCCAGATCGTCGGCCAGGGCGGCATGGCCGTGTCCGGCGGCAGCGGCGCCAGCGTCGACGGCAATATCAAGCTGTCCGGCTCGATGGATGCCGGCGGCGACGTCGTTGCCAGCGGCAAGAGCCTGGCCGGCCACAACCACATGGCGCCCGACGGCAAAACCAGCCCGCCTCTCTGACTACTGACAGTCACCCACTCCCGCCTACAAGGTCCATGCCGGGACAATCTCGGCATGGACCCGTCTCTCGACCCGACTACCGGCGATTACGCTGCCGGCCTGATCAACACCCTGGCCAATGCGGTCTATCTGCGCCTGATGACACCGCTGGGCAGCTACTGGGCCGACCCCTCACTGGGGTCGCGCCTGGGCGAGCTGGCCCGCCAGAAAGACCTGGCGCGCGTCGCAGTGCTGGCGCAGCAGTACGCCGCGCAGGCGCTGCAGCCACTGCTGGCTGACGGCCGCGCCCAGGACATCACGGTGACGACGTCGCGGCCGGGCAATGGCCGGCTGTGGCTGTTCATCCGCGTGGTCGACACCTCGGGCCAGGTCGAACATTTCAAACACCCGGTCAAGGTGCTATAGACGATGCCATTCACGCCGCCCAGTTTTGCCGCGATACAGGCGTCCATTCTGCGCAACATCGCCAACCAATTGCCGGATGCCGACACCGGCGCAGATAGCGATTTTGCGATTCGGGCAAACGCCACGGCGAGTGCAATCGAGGGCCTGTACCAGCACCAGGCGTGGATGGCGCGGCAGATATTCCCCGACACGGCCGATAGCGATTACCTGGCGCTCCATGCCCGGACCCGTGGGCTGTCGAAAAAACCGGGGGTCGCCGCGTCCGGGACCATCCAGCTGACCGGGCAGCAGACTGCCGCCATCTCCGGGCCATTGCTGGCGCAGACGCCGGACGGCCGGCAATACACCATCACCGCGACAGGGGCCATAAACGCGGCCCAGACTATCAGCCTAGCCGCGGTTGCAATCGCTCCTGGTAGCGCCGGCAATGCGGCCGCTGGCACGCCAGTCACGCTGACCCAACCTCCGCCCGGCGTCAATGCGAATGCAACTATCACCACTATGGTCGGCGGGACCGACGACGAGACCGACGCCGACCTGCTGGCCCGGCTACTGGACGTAATCCAGCGGCCGCCAGCCGGGGGCAATGCGGCGGATTTTCGCCGCTGGGCGATGGCTGTACCCGGCGTGACGTCGGCGTTTGTTTACCCGCTGCGCCGCGGCCTGGGGACCTGCGATGTCGTGATTACCTCGGCCGGCGGCATACCATCGGCCGCGACGTTGGCCGCTGCCCAGGCGTACATCGACAGCGTGCGGCCGGTCACAGCCAAGAGCAGCTTGGTGTTGGCGCCGACGCCGCTGCCAATCGACCACGTCATACAGGTCGCGATGCCCGGCGGCTCGGAGTTGCAGGCTCTGGCGCTGATACAGCCGGCACTGGCCGCGTACTTCGCCTCGCTGCCGCCCGGCACGCCCTATGTGCGGTCGCAGGTTGAAACGGCGATCAGCAATTTGCCTGGCATCACCGACCGGCTACTGGCCGCACCGACGGGCAACGTCGTGCCGGCCACGGCACCGGCCGTGCAGTGGTGCCAGCTCGGCAACCTGTCGGTGTCGCTGATGTGATACACGCCGACCTGCTAACTCTACTGATGCCGCCGGGCAGTTATGCACCTGGCGCCCCGTCTCTGGCGCTGCAGTTGGGCGCCGATGGCCAGGCGCTGGACGCTGCGCTCCAGTCCGGCGACAACATCTCCGGCGCCATTACCCCGTTTTACGCCGGCACGCTGGTGCCGGACTGGGAGCGCGTGTTGGGCCTCACGCCCTCGGCCGGGGCATCCGCCCAGGAGCGGGTCGCAGCATGCATCGCCAAGCTGGCGGCCACAGGCGGCCTATCTGTCCCGTATTTCACGCACCTGGCGCAACAGTTGGGCTACACGGTCCAGATCCAGGAGCTGGATTGCGCCCGCGCCGGTACCAGCCATGCCGGCGACCTGGCGTACATCGAGGACGTCCGCTGGTGCTGGCAGGTCAATGTCAGCGGCGGCCCGCTGGTCCTGTACCGCGCAGCCACTGGCACCAGCTCCGCCGGCGACCGCCTGCTGGCGTTTGGCGACCCGATCCTGGAGCAGACGTTCGCCGATTTGAAGCCGGCGTTTTCGTTCGTATCGTTTACCTATAGCGGGACCTGACCATGCAACTCATCGACTCCCCGGACAACCTGTTCCACGACGGCAACCCGGCTACCGGCGCCCTCGGCACACCCTTGAAGGGATTCTGGTTTAACTCAATACAAGCGGAAGTCAGCGCGCCGATTTTAGCGGCCGGTTTGTCACTGGACCCAAACAACAACGCCCAGTTACTACAGGCCATCATGATTCTGGCCAACAACCCACGCGCCGGCATGGTCTCGGTCCCCGTCGCGGGCGCCGCCAATGCCGCGCTGACGATGACGCAGGCCGGGTTTGGCATTATCAATCTGACCGGGGTGCTGACAGGCAGTATCAATATCGTGTTCCCCAACCAGGTTGGCCGCTGGCTGGTGCTGAACAATACGCAGGGCGGATTTGGCGTCACCCTGCGGACGGCGATGGGGGCGGGCCTGCAGCTGCAGGCCGGGTTTGCGTTGCCGGTGTTCTGCGATGGCAATACGCTCAACAGTGAGCGGACCGATTACGGGCAAATGCAGGTCCCGACCGCGCCCCAGTTCGACAACAGCCAAGCGCCGGCAAATACGAACTATGTCAAACGCGCGATGGGCAACCTGTCCGGCACGCTGGTAACGGACAACAGCAATCTGACACTCGATATCAGCTATGCCGGCAGCTACATCAATTATGTCGGGACCTCTGCAGGGACGATTACGCTGCCCTCTGTTGTGGGCGCAGATGGGGCCTCGTTCTATATCTGGAATGGGAGCGGATTCAACCTGACATTAGTGGCGGCCGTGGGTAAGTTCTATGGGCCAGGCGTACCTGGTGCAGTCGGAGTGACGACGGTTGTACTCCCGACGGGGACGTGGGCGGTTGTGCGTTCCGATGGGAAAAATCCGGTCGTGCTGGAAAGCTCGTTCGTCCCCACCCTGAGCGCCAGCGACAGCTCCACCCGCGCCGCGAATGCGGCGTTTACCCAAGCTGCCATCGCAGCGGCGATCAATGCACTGAACCTGCCCCAGCAATATGTAACTGGCCAGGCGCTGCAGACTGCCCTGGCGTCATACGCAACGGCGCAGGCAGTCAACACCGCGATCCAGTCCGCAGTTCAGGGGCTATCGGTGGGCATGGGGAGCTTGGGTGGCGCCGTGCCGTATACAAAGGCCGCTACGCAGCCGCAAACGGATATCGGCAAGCTCATTGAGATGTCAGGGACGTTCGCCCTGGTGGTGCCAAATTTTTCCGCGTCGTTTCCTGGGGCCTGCTGCGTCTACCAAAATACCGGGGCCGGGCAGGTCACGTTGACGGCACCGATGGGGCTGAATTTTTTCTGGAATGGCGCGCTGGTCCAGTCCGTTACCGTGTCAGCTGGTACTGGTGCCCAACTCTATTGGGACGGCACGTCCATCGTGGTATTCGGCGTGGTATCGGCATCCCCTGGGCCAGTAGGGGTTCGCCGCGGCGCGGATGGCATCATAGAGATGTGGGGCGTGACGTCGGCAGTTGCTCAGGGCATGGGGATCAATATCACGCTACCGGCCCAGTTTCCGACCGCCTGCTGGAATGTCATTGCCACGCCGGCGACGGGCGTTTGCCAGCCTGGTGCCAGCGCCGGCGGTAACGTAATCAGTCAGTCGCAGATTCAGCTGTTCAACAACTCGACTACCGCTCAATCGTTCGGCATCTACTGGCGAGCACTGGGCAAATAAAAGGAGCCTGCATGGCCTATTTTTACCTGAATGGGGTTTTCTATCTGGACAGTCTTGAGGCGCCACCGGCTGGCGCCGTGCCGGTCTCGGACGACCTACATGCGCAACTGATGACCGGCCAAACGGTCGACCAGACCATAGGCAGCGACGCCAACGGTAACCCGGTGCTGGTGCCGGTCGCCAAGAAGTCGTAGCTCATGAGTCTGGATATCCGGTGCGGCCAGTGCCGTCGCAAGCTGGCCGCCGGCCGCTATATCGAACTGACAATCAAATGCCCGCGCTGCCGGGCCATGAACCACCTGAAGGCCGCGAGCCTCCCATCTGAACGCCCTGAGCGTCGCAACGAGGTCAACCATGACTAAACCGTTAGGCCGCAATGGGTTCAAATACCGCCCCCAGTACGGGGTCATCATCATCTGTAAGGGCGAGGCCGACCAGGCCGAGGTCTATGCCAGGCTCAAGGCCGATGGCTACAAACTGCGGGTGGTATCCGTATGAAAATTAGCGTCAATCACCGCTGCTCGGATTTCGACACCTACCGCGCCGAGCGGGTCAAATCACTGTTCAACGTCGACAGCGGCGCCAATTTCCAGTTGGATGCCGAGCTGCCGATAGAGGGCGATGACTGGCAGATCGGCGTCATCGTCGGCCCCTCCGGCAGCGGCAAAACCAGCATAGGGTCGCAGATCGGCCCGCTGTATAAACCGAAGTGGCCAGCCGCTCTGCCCATCGTCGACGCTATCGCACCTCGCGGCGAGTTCGCCGGCGTGACGGCCGCGCTGTCGGCCGTCGGCCTCGGCAGCGTGCCGGCTTGGCTGCGGCCTTTCAACGTACTGTCAAACGGCGAGCAGTTCCGGGCGATGCTGGCCCGCCTGGTGTGCGAGGCGCCGGCGCTGGCCGTGGTGGACGAATTCTCGTCGGTGGTTGACCGCCAGATCGCCCGCGTCGGCGCTGGTGCATTTGCCAAAGCCTGGCGGCGGACCGGCGGCCGGGCCGTGCTGCTGTCCTGCCATTACGACATCCTGGACTGGCTGCAGCCGGACTGGGTATTCGACACAGCGACCGGGCGGCTTGAACGGGGGTGCCTTCGGCGACGGCCGCCCCTGGAGCTCGAAATTCACCAAACGGATTGGCGTCACTGGCCCCTGTTTGAGCCGCATCACTATCTGAAGCTGCCACGGATGATCGCGTCGACCTGCTACGTCGGCACAATCGATGGTGAGCCGGTCGCGCATCTGGCCGTCAGCACCCGGCCCGGACTGGTTGAGGCGCGCGCCTGCCGCCTGGTCGTCATGCCTGAATGGCAGGGGGCCGGCGTCGGCATGCAGTTTCTCAATGCCGTATGCGACGCATGGCGCCGCGGCGAGAACCGCTACAACAAGCCGCTGCCGACTCTGTTCCATACCAGCCATCCAGGGCTGGCCGACGCGCTGCGCCGTGACCGCCGGTGGACTCAGGTCAGCGCCAGGCTATTCGGCGAGCACAAAATGCGATGCCGAGACACTCTCCGTAAGAGCGCGCTGGCCAAAGGCATTTCGGAGAGCGGTTCCGGCTATGGCGGTCACATGCGCGCTGTGCAAGGGTTTCGCTACCTGGTGGAGGACTCGCCATGCGCGTCGTGATCGTCGGCCAGCAGTGGCTGGCATGTGAGCTGCTGCGCCTGGCACTGGACCGGGGCGATACCGTTGCCGCCGTCATCGCTCCGGCCGGGGACAGGCTACAGGTGGCGGCGGCCGATAGGGGCGTTCCCGTTGTGGCCTGCGGTCGCCAGGTCACGGCGGCCGATATCCCGGCCGGGACCGACATCATTCTCGCTGCCCATGCGCACGTGTTCATTGATGCTGGCGCGCGCGCTGCAGCTCGCTATGGAGCGCTGGGCTATCACCCGTCGCTGCTGCCTCGTCACCGCGGCCGTGACGCGATCCGCTGGGCGTTGCATATGCGCGAGGCGATCACCGGCGGGACGGCCTACTGGATGGACGACGGCGCGGACACCGGACCGATAGCGGCGCAGGAGTGGTGCCACATCCGGCCGGATGACGACGCCAGGTCGATATGGCGCCGGGAGCTGGCACCGATGGGCCTGCGGCTGTTCGGCCAGGTGCTGGCCGAGCTGGACGCCGGCATCGTAACCGCTCGACCGCAGGCCGCCGAGTTGGCGTCATGGGAGCCGGCATTCAGTCGTCGGCAGTTGTCCGAAGCGTAGGAAGTGAAACAGCCCCGAATCTCGGGGCTGTATTTGTGCCAAATCGTGCGTAAAATTCGCGCGGGCCTCGGTGTCAAATCGCGCGCAAGGCGGTGCCAAAGTTTTCGGCGCGTTACAATTTAGATGCCGGTTCCGCCCGGCAAACGGGTGAGGGGGCCGCGCGGCCAGCCCCCTCACGACCCCGGGCCGCCCCTGCAGCCCGCGAAACCCCGACAAAAAACCGCTGGGCCAGGAGCCGCCGAAACTACATGCGTGCGAATCTTTGATTCGCTCAGCAGTACGCGCTACCGTCGCGCGGCGTCGAACAAGCGGCGGCTTAAAACCTTGCCCAGCGCTTTTTTGCCGGCGCGTGCTGAAAGGGGAAGGGGCGCGTCACTCACGCTCAACCTCTTGTAGGGAGGAAGCCCGGCCTTTCCCCGCATTCCACCATCCATAGCCTGACCTGGCTTTGCCTCTTGAATTTGCCTTGAGCCCCATGTGGCGTACCCTCTACCAATCGCGTGGAACCGAACCGACTCGCCCTTCCCCATCAGCGCAAGCCGGCTTGCAAGCCATCTCCGGGGTTTTAAGCTGCCGGCTGTTCGACGCGGGGCGACGGTAGCGCCCCGCTAGTTCCGGCAGCTCCCCGGAGATGGCTTGGAAGACGGGGTTTCGCCGCGCTGTTGGGGTCGCCTAGGGGTGTCGGGGAGCTGGCGAGACAGCTCCCTGACCTGCCCGGCGGGCAGCCCCGCCATGCGAATCATCATCCGCGAAGCGGATTCCTTGGCCCCTCAACTTGCGCCATTGCAAGGCAAGCCCTCCTCTCCCCGGCTAGATTGGAAAGACAAGCACAAGGAAGAAACGCCATGCCTCGCCACAACCCCGACGCGGACGACGACGACAAGCCCGTCCCGCTGTATCGCCAATACGAAACCCAGGGCACGGTGCGGCAGATATCGTTTTACCTGTCCGACGAGATCGGCGCCGCCATCCACTACACCGACCTCTTGTACACGCTGCGCACCGCCAGCAGCACCGACATCGTGTTTCTGCACCTGAACACCCCAGGCGGCAATTTCGACGCCGGCCTGCAGATCATCAACAACATCACCGCCAGCCCGGCCCACGTGGTCACCATCCTGGAAGCGCGCGCCTATTCGATGGGCGCGCTGATCTTCCTCGCCGGCGACGAGCTGATCGTCCACGACACCTGCCAATTGATGTTCCACAACTATTCGTCGGCACTGATAGGCAAGGGCAATGAGCAACAGGCCCAGGTGATGGCCAGCGGCAAGTGGTTCGAGAAGGTGATGCGCCACATCTGCCGCCCCTTCCTCACCGACGAGGAGCTGGACCGCATCCAGAAAGGCGAGGACATCTGGCTGGACAGCGACAACATCCGCCGCCGCCTCAACCACATCCGCAAGGGCGAGCCGGCCGCGCAGCCGCGCAAACCAGCCAAACGCGGCGGCCGGGCAGAGCCGGACGCCGGCTGA